ACCGAAGAACGCGTGGTTGCACGTCCAGTGACTGATCCATACACTGTTAATGTAGCATCTTTTGGTAAGAAATTAGTACCACATTTATAATGTACGTCCTTAGAAATGGCAAAATGCTTGCCCAATATGGTCTCCTCAATATCTTTGGTGATAGGTGGGGGAATGTGTGTTGCACTCAACTTTGTAACTTCAATCACAGCACGATCTAACTCGGGCTTGGTGATCGCTACACCTACACCATCTCTGGTACCGTTTCTACCTCCGATATGGAAGCCCACTATCTTCTTCTCACGAGAATCACTTACAAGTGGAAACATACACATACCGGGTTTGGTGGTCGTGTTGCTCAATGTGTAATACGATCCAGGAAATGTATGTTGTCCATTACTGGCATCATTGACATGATTCCACCAAGCATTATCAGTAAAATGTTTTCCATTCTGAAAACCATGCATGGCGATAGTTAGAGGATGTTTAATATGATCATCCTCGAAGTGCTTTCCCATATGATTAGTGGGACCACCGGATCCAACATACATCATTACCAAATCCTTTCCGGGGATCCTGTATACTACGCTCGGATCTAAGATGAAATTAAGCGTTCCTCCCGGTCCTCTCAACTTCGCATTAGTAGGTTTCTCAGGCACAGTGTGAAAAGGGACCACAAAATACTTGGTCCAATAATAGAAGGCAAAGCAAGTGTCACCGTCTATCTCATACACAAACATGTGGCTGCGCAGAGCGTTCCAAGCAAACTCTTGGTTAACAAAGCTACCTAAATTGTCCAACGGTATGTACTCAGGTTTAACCCACATACATTCTTCGGCATCACGAGCTTGTATTTCTGCCACAGTACGCGGTTGTAAACTACCTTGCACAGACATGTTAGCTCTCAGAGCCTTGTAAGTTTTGACAGCTCCATAAAGAACCGCTAATCCAGCAAAAAGACCGCATGCATATTTAACATGCTCATCGCGCATTGACTTAAAACACGCTGGCAAAGCTTTCCGATCATCTCTCAGACGATCTAAATAAGCTGTCTTCTTGGTCTCAACTACCGCAGCGAATGTAACACTGAAGTAAATAGCGCTAACGCATAGCAATACGGATGTCGGCGTTACCCCTATAGTAAAAAACAAAGGAAGCGATGAGAAGAAATTACCTGCTAATACAAGTTTCAAATAATCTTTAACGTCTGTTCCTATAACATCTTCACCCATAGTCATAATAGTAGCCTTGACCCAGTCATTGTCCATCCATTGTTCAGGGACCCAAGTGGTCCATCGAGAATACGGTGACTCTTCAAAAAATTTGAAGCTAGCTAACACAGTATCAATAGCCATATCTTCCACCCTGGTCTCATAAAGCAAAGCAGAGGTTTGGATCTTGTGCTTGTATTTTCCAGCTCTATTCTTCAGCTGCTGAGCCAATCTGTCACCAAAATGCGGTTGATATTCAGATTCAACAGCTACGAGATCGTCCGGATCTCCACCAATTGTCCCCCCGACTACCTTGCGAACACCAAATTTCGTCCTAGCTTGTAATGTCCATTCTCGAAGGGCAGTCTCTTCTCGTTTTAGCTTTAATAGTAAACTACGAGCCTTAGATTCTTTGTCGTGAATGACATTCCTTGCCTTAATGGAAGCCTCAAACTTACTCTTGACAGCTCTCAATTTCGCAATGTTTTTACGCGCTACAGCCATTTCGTGCTGCAGTACCTCATCTGGGGCCATTGCAGAAGTGTCAACTTCTACCTCGTCCTCTTCATCGTCTGACTCCAGTACCAAATCAGGAAGATCATCTACACAACAGTCGCATGTCTCGACACACTTGTTGCATTCACTACAGATGTGAACAATATCCGATGGGTCCGTGAAAGACTCAACGATCGTTTGTTGCTCGGCCATATGTTTCTGGGCAACCTCAACAGCATAGTTCACAAATTCAGTAATAGAGATATCCTTCTTAATGACTTCAAAATGTCCAAAGTCCTGTCCGTCCTTTCCGGCTCCGATCGGTTTCTCTATGTCAATCAACCAAATATCATTAAGAGAGTTGAGAGTCCCAAATTTTTTGATAACTTTGGCTGAATCCAACTTATTATCAGTCTCAAACTCCTTCCTAACCCGTAAGTCCACGTGAATGTGGCAGCGTCGCAACACAGACATGGCATTATAGGATGTCAATCCGGCATGCAATGTCTTGATATTTGTCGTAATAGTCATACAACTCGGTTCGATAGAAATCTTGCCTTTGTTAGCAAGTTCTGCCATAATAGCATACTCCCTAATATTATTTACAATTTTAACAATAGTGTCAGAGGGGGCTAGTTCCCAATACTCCTTCTTAGTGTTTCCATAGTCATCAACCTTTACACCGGTAATATATGAGCGGTAGTTAGACATGTGTTTGTCTTTCTCATTGAGGGTGCAAATGTATTGTGGAGCACAGGGAACTCCCATAGCTTTAAGAACAGTAATCATAGTGATATCGGCAAATGTAGATTTACCAACACCGGAT